AGTCGACGACCACCGGAGCCTTCATGGGTCTTGGCCCTTCTTGGGTAGCCTTATCACTGGCTAATACTTTCGCCCTGCGATCCGCTGGGATTCCAGTGGGTGCGGGAGTCATATGCGGCGACGATGCATCTTCACTTCTTACCCCTCCCGAGGCAAAGAAGTATCATTCCTTCCTGTCCAAGTTAGGACTGGTCGTGAATGAAAAGAAGACGCATAGCTCCATTGTCCCTCTCGGAGGGTTCCGGTTAAACCGGGAAATCCCTGGGGTTTATGGAGTCTTTTGCGAACGCCGGATACAGCTCCGCGCCTCCCAGATCCATCAGCGTGGAGGTCCGAATGGCTCGCTTCTCCGTCAGACGACCTTTCGTGGAGTCTTCAAGGATTCAGTCCGCATTGCCGAGGCAAATGGACTAACCCAATCCGACCGACCCACTAATGAGTCGAACTCTGGCTGGCTTGCCGTTCCGAACCTCATCGCAGTCCCCGCTAAAGGTCGGTGCCGTCACAAAGTGATCACCTCCTTAGCACACTCTACAGCTCGTCGGTTGGCCTTGTCGAAAACAGGGGGCCCTATGGAGCTGGGTGGCGGAGGTGTAGGCCGGGTCAACGCGACTTCGGTAGCGAATCTCCTTCTCAAGGGGCCTATTGCCCCACCTAGGTTTACGGTATCTGCGGCACAGGAGGATCGTACAAGGACCTTACGGAGCCTTGCAGAGGATCTTTGCCGATCAGAACCCGCTTGCCCGGTAGAGGTTCAGCGAGAGCCTTTATCTACCCTCCTGGCAGAGGCGGCTTCCTTCCTCAACGGCAGAGACACCGTCCTCGGTGACTGGAAGAGTCCACCAAAGGTCCTAAGACCTCGAGTGGCACAGTCATACCTTAGACGGCGAAACTTGGCTGCGAAAGGTCACCACCGAAGGCTCTTCGCCCTCTTGAAGGAGTCTTCGTTGAGCACGAAGCTCAAGAAGTCCGTTGCCCATCACCTACGGCGCCGAAACTTTAGGCGGGCGGCGAAAGAAATAGCAGGATACGACCCGTTGGTCTGTAGAACTGCCGAGTGTTTCCGCTCTCTCGTTCCGAGGTCGTTCGGTCGGGTAGAAGCTTTCAAAGCTACTACCCTAGACCGCCCAACCTGG